CACCCGCACCCTCCGCAACCATAACTCCATTAAATACCACATTACTGCTGTTCACGATCGCATGCGTATAGATATAATCCTTTGTGTATCTCGCGTTAATGAGCATCGGTTGCTCATCATATTCACTGTTGATGGTCATTGTTTGCATAGGTGCGGTTTCATTAAATCCATAACGAACGCCATCCCGCAAATTAAAACCAGTCGTGTAAGGATCTATGGTTAAAATATTAAACATATTGTTTTTTTCTGGTTCGGTTCCCGCGTTTAACACGCCAACATCCAGCGTAAAACGATAGTTGTTCTCTTCGTCTCCACTACAAATCGTGGTGTATTTATTGCGGTCTCCTGCGATATTCACCATATTGATCTTAACAGGATGATAACTGTTGGTCAACTGCAACCCGTATTTATTGTCGTCGTCAATGTGCAAACTAATATTACTATTGTATCCACTCGCACCTTGCCCTAAATGCATATACGTCTTTGAATAACTGTTGTTGAACTCTACGAACGAATGATAGAAGTCGTTGTTGCTGTCGTTCTTGTAATAACTAAATGTCAAGTTCGTATTCTCGGTCGCGATATCATTATTATTGGACACCAAGATTTGAACCATGTTTTTTACGTTTGTATTGCGATTCCTGTCATAACCGACGTGAAAGTCATTGAATCTATAAATACCCATTTCAATCGCCGAATAATCGTGATTGTTATGAATTTCATTATCCATAATAACATTGGATGAGTAAGTGATGAACTTCGCTACGGACAGGCGATCGTTATTCTGCTTCACGACAAACGGGATATCGGTATTCACGATTGAATCTACAACAATAGACTGTGTCGGTTTGAAGATGATGTTTTTACCCGAATATTCAATGTCGTTATAATCAATTACGTTTTTATAAATAAGATTAGATACAGCGACCACGTCAATATACTTTGATAATTCCGTAAGTCCCTCTACTCTTTTGAGACGCACGTTAAAATTATTACTACCATTATCAATAATATTAATATTTCCATGAACATTCAAGTCACCGTGGATAGATACCGCAACATTTGACTCTTCATTCAAGAATTCATAGGAAACGTCGGGTTTATTAAAATCCACGTGGTAATTTGAGGTAAGTGTATTGTAATACATTGTCATCCCGAAGTTCGTCGGTTCAATCGTCTTGTCCGCATATCCAATCTGTAACGGTCCGATTCGCGCAAAATCTCGCGAATCTATATCATTAAACTTGTGATTTTTATAAATGAACCATCGCTCTAAATCACGATCATTCCTTAAATCCCTGTCGTATTCGCAAATGTCAATTCCGCTATAATCGGCGTTATTGTGAAGTCCGCCACCGCGAACACCGCGATATATGCGAATCACCGAATGATTATAATCCTCAATCGCTGTATTGCGAATCTGTAGTGGCGTATGAACGTCTTCTCCGCTCCACCCAATTGATATCTTCTTATTCGTATAAAAACTCCCGGGATTATTTGTGGACTGCAACGTCTCAATCAGTTTGTCATTTTGATAATAGATGTCACTATTGACACCCTGTTTCACATTCAACCCATGCAACTTAGCAGAATAAGTAGATATATTGTCATAGTTAATACAATATTTATAAGTATTTTCATTGTATATGCTGAAATAATTCTTGGCACCATTATACACAAACGCACTCATCTTTGTAATCACATCGTCCCTGTATAGGAAATACTCAGTCCCCGAAATCTTGCCATTAACATCCAAATGAACTCCGTCGTGCGGTAGTTTTCTATTTACACTCAGTCCGGTATTCGTAATAGAGAGCATTGGTGGGGTATTGATTAGATTCGGTCGCAATACGTTATTTTCTAAAGATGATATATCAAACGATGGGTAAAAGTAGATGTTGTGCTTCTTATTAGGAATCTTGCTGGTATTGATTAACAGACTGTTGTCATAAAAATCCAGATATGAAAGTCGCCCTATGTTTGCGATAAATTTATCTTCATTCAGCTTCTCTTGTAAAATGAGTTCAAAGTTATTATTTGAACTATGTGTTTTAAATACATTCACTGAACCTGTGAATCCTTCGCCTTTATTCGGACCCACGCTCAATTTGTTCGGGAAACTGATATTGCGATTCGCATCAAGATTTGCGATATTACTATGAACATATGTGAAAAAATACTTGTTGTTGCCATTGTTCGTAGTGCTCGTGATCGTCGTATATCCTAGTGTCTCGTCGCTTATATTAATCGGATTCACACGGATACCACCAATCATCAAGTCGTTCGCAATATTCAAGCGATTCATTGAAAGCGATGTCGTATTGACAAAATTCGTATTTCCGCGAAACGTCGCGTTATTCGTGACAAGTATATCCTGAACATTCATATTCTGTGCTCCGACCGTTCCTGTTGCGTTTATATTCTTTGTTGTTAGCGTTTCTCGCACATCCAGCATATTAAAAGAATAGTTTACGCCTGTAAATGTTCCTGCTGAAATTTGCGACGGACGAATACTACCCGCGCCATTCGCGCGAATATATACCTCGTCAATATGCTTGTAATCGTTCGCGAAATTATCAAATACGATGATGTCGTCAAATTTGGAAACGCCTTTCACGTCTAGTCGCGTAGGGTTTGTATACGACTCGTTGCTACTAATGCCATTGATCAAAACATTCTTATAATACACCACATTCGCCGCCTTGTTTTTCCCGATACATACATTCCCATTATGATCAATCGTCATCGCAGCATAATCACTATCCTTTGTATAGCGCGGTATTGCCTCTCTCGTATATAAGGAATTGATTTCCTCTGCCGATTTATTCACGTGAAACTCTAAGGGCATTCCTTTCGTGGTTGAAATGACAGCAGGGGATATATTACTGCCACCGATAATACCGATGCTTAATTTGGACAACTCGTTTGTGGTATAATTGTAGGTGTCGTTTCGCAAGGCGATATGAATATTTGTAAAATCGTTGTTCGGCGTGGAGTTGATATTCAAAGGATGCTGATTATAATTTGTATCCACCAACCCACCCAAGGTTAGATAATTTGGCGTATAGATATTATTTACAGGATACGTCCTATCATAGAGATTGTTAAAGTAGGTTACGACACCTGTTTTGAACGGTTGGGACTCCGACAAAACATTGATGTTTTTTATTAAATCAATGATGGCATTACTGCCAATCTCGCCACTAATAGAAATGTTACTAAACTGAATGCCGTGGGCGTTGATTATGCCGTCACAGTGAATATTGCGATTCACGTAAAGAGACGTGTTTGGTTGCCTGTAATTGGACGTGATAAACCGTGACGTATTGATGGCGACCCCGTCTTGATTCACATACATATTCCACTTTGTGTCTATCACATTGCTATTATAATTCGCGGTGCCCTGACCATCCCCGACTACTAAATATTCGTTATCATTCAAGGATAAACGCTGGATGTTTTGTATTGTATTAATACCGATACCCAATGAATCCACTTTGATAATTGGTTCGGTATCTTGAATAATAAAATCATCCATTTACTATACTATTTAAAAGAAATAAACAATTAATATTTATATAATAAAAACTGATATAAATATGAGTTGTTTTGAAATAGGCAAGGTAAGATGAAACGCATTCAAGGGATACATAATAAAACGCAGGAGATTGAGATCATCAACCAACCCTATAATAATAAGAATGTTCTCTTGCAAAGTAGCGATCTTGTTGCGATATTCAATGCGAACGGATTGGCAAATATCGCGTTTAAAAATCTGGACTTGTATCGCGTAGCATTTGTTCATAAATCCTATTGCACGATGAAGAATATTGATTTTGACAAAAGCAACGTGAATTGTCCACCGGATTGCCTACCGCTTCAAGATATGTCTTACGAACGCCTAGAATATCTCGGTGATTCGCTAATCGGTATGATTGTCGCCAACTATTTATATACGCGGTTTCCTGACCAAAACGAGGGATTCCTTTCAAAGATCCGGACAAAAATAGTGAATGGACGGATGCTTGGTTATCTATCCGAAAAAATAGGATTCCCTAAGTTTGCGATCATCTCCAAACAGGTTGAGGAATCGGGAGGCAGAAATAATTTTAAAATTATGGAAGATATATTTGAGGCATTCATAGGTGCCCTGTTTCTGGACTTTCAAACCGAGAGCGACAAGGTTCAACTTCCGAACACGATTACGATTGCCCCATTTACTGGTGCCGGATTCTTTATCGTGGAGAACTTTATCATTTATATCATAGAGACTTACATTGATTTTTGCGAACTTATACGGATCAAGAATAACTATAAGGATATGCTTGTATCGTATATGATGCACAACCTCCAAGATACACCAAAGTTCTACGAAGTTAAGGTATTGATGAAAGACAACGTCCGCATATTCACTTACTGTATCAAAGACCGTAACAACGCGATTATCGCGACCTCCACAGGTAGCAACAAGAAGGAGGCGGAGAACAATACCGCAAAAGAGGCACTTCTTTACTACAACGTAGATATATGCGAGTATAATTCTAATATATAGAATGAAAGGAATGAAAGGAATGAATATATAAACACTTTATATTCTTTTATAATTAAAATGGATAAACTGAATATCACGCATCTTGTTTTGTCAGGTGGCGGTATGCGAGGTGTTATCTTTATCGGTGCGATACGATACCTATATATTGAGAACTTGCTTGAAAAGATTACGCATATCGCCGCGAATTCCATCGGTTCGTTCGTGGCATTATGTATCGCATTCAAACTAACCATAGAAGAGATTGAAGAGATCCTTTACAATTCAAAAGATGACAATGAACTATGCTATATCCCTACAAAGAATTATTATCGCCTAATTTCCAAATTAGGACTCAGCTCCATCTCGCATTTTATGGAACATTTAAAAAAACGTTTGCGTATCAAGTATCCCGATATGTGCGTGCACACAGACGCTAGTATAGAGACAATGACATTTAAAGAGATGTCGCAGAGGTTCGGTGTCAACCTCTATTTCTCTACGACGAACATCAATCGCTGCGAAAATCGCATTTTTTCCATTGAGGATACACCTGACGTATCCATATTTACCGCGTGCGAAGCGTCAATGTCTATACCTCTGCTTTTTACACCGATCGTGATTGACAGCGAGTATTACTACGACGGCGCTTTTACAAACAATTTTCCTATTAAAATATTCTCGCATATTTCAAAAGAAAATATTATAGCAATGATTCTATATAAAGAGAAAGCAGAATACGTCCCTGTGACTACGAAGATAAATATTTTTTACATTCTACAACAGATCTGTAAAATGTTTGAAATATTGCGCGTGAATCAGGTGACAATCAACGAACTGAATGCGGATGACAAGGATTACTATTTTATGCCCAAGAATATAACGATGAAGTATTCTATGAATGTGATTGTGAATCGTAAAGGAGTGCGTTTAGATTTATCGGTGGAACAGATAGACGAGATGATATTATATGGGTTTAGTTGTATGGCGGAGTATATTGATAAACGCAAGGCGTTATTGTATGAAAAAAATAAATTAAGACTATGCGATACCGCCGAATTGTTATAAACCACTTTGTATATAAATTAATATATATATTATTATAGTAAAATGAATACGAATGCGAGCGACCCATATATATTCCTCTTGGATTTGGACGGAACAATCATAGGCGATTGTAGTTATCAATGTGATATTTATAATATTCAAGAGATCATTAAAAAGAATATCACTATCAAGAACCATAATATTCAAATGGGGAATCTTGTAAAATATAAAACGACGTGCGATAAGATGCTTGAAAAATGCTACGACATGCAATCCAAATTGCTACGACCGCACTTCACAACCTTTATGACCGAGATGAAAAAGAAGTTCGCAAACTGCTACTTTTTTATTTATACGGCATCCGAAAAAACCTGGGCGAATAAAGAGATATTGATCATTGAAAAGCAGAACAACATCAAGTTCAATCGCCCTATCTTTACCCGCGACAACTGCTTAAAGGATTCTTCAGGGAATATTCGTAAATCGGTCACGAAAATAATGCCTCAACTATTAAAGGCAATCAAGATGCCCAAAACGCATGCGATCGCGAATCATATTATAATTGTTGATAACAACCCGACGTTCGTAGATTATACCGACAACCTGCTTATCTGTCCCACATACGATTACTTAAAGTTCCATAATCTATGGGAGAATATCCCACAAGAATACGCGAAAATAGCGGAGTTAAAGCATTTCGTATCTCGGCTCATCTCCAATAAAAAAATGTATATCCGGAATAACCCGTCCAATACGATTATCTTGGAGAAACTACACAAGTGGTTATATCGCAAATATAAAAAGGTAAATAACTATAACACGAAGTTTGCGAACGACACCTTCTGGTTAAACCTCGCGACACTCATCAAACACCACAATATCACCGCGTTTAATAAAAAAACCGTTACAATGCTTTCTAAAAGCATATAAGGAAAATCGCGTAGCGATTGATACGTTATATCATATAAATATTTGACAATTATTATATTATATACCGATCTTGAATGTCTGCTACAACTGCTTCTACGACCTATATCAGTTTTGACATTGGGATTAAAAATCTCGCCTTGTGTATCTTGGAAAAGACCAATGAAGAGATCCACGTATTAGACTGGCGTATCATATCGTTGGCAGAGAAGAAAAAAGATATCAAAGGAATTGATGACATCGCGGAGCGAATATATATGGAACTTGATAATGTAGTCGGGTTCTTAAAAGACAAAGGAATCCACAGCATTGACTATGTATTGATTGAGAACCAACCGTCAAACTTAAACGGTATGATGAAATCCATTCAATACATTATTTATTGCTATTTCAGTCTCCTTAAATACTGGGACAAAATTATAGAAAACGTTGTGCTCGTGAATGCGGGACTGAAAACAAAAACACACGATTTTAAACCGGATATACAGGTTAAAATGGACGATACACCGAAGTCCGCGAAGAACGTAAAGGGGTTCCGTCGTGATAAATATAAAATGAATAAACAGACAAGTATAGAAATTTGTAGAAACTACATCAAAGACGACGAAGCATTATGTGAAATATTTGACAATAACAAGAAAAAAGATGATCTATGCGACGCATGTCTCCAAGCGGTCGCATATATACGAACGAATACGAAGGATCTCGTCAATAAATATAATAGAGTGGCATTTAAGGGAATCGCAAACGTATCCGTTGCTTAGGTTTTGCCCGAATAGGCAGTTTCTTTTTCTTATCAGGAAAACGTCCTGCGAATTGTTCAACATGTTCAACCTGATTATTACGATATGTATAATATTTTGAAAAGACAGAAGTATATGAAGGGACTAAATCTATATTACTGTTAAATTTATATTTACTGATAAGTTCAAGCATATTTTCCCGATATGCGTTGTATTTCTCCAATAATTTTGTGATATGTTGTCTAATGACAATAAATACAATACTATTTTTATTCGGCGATAGCGAGTATAAATAAAGGGCGAGCGGTTGAGGGACGAGCGCGGCAGAATGAAACGCGACGAGGGCGAGCTACAGTTGACCGCCTGCGGCGCGATGGTGTTCGTCGCGGCCAATGGCGTGACGGGCGGGTGCGAGGCGCTGGTGATGGATGAAGGCACCTGCCGCCTGC